GGCATACCGTTTGTTCAAGGGCAAGTTCGACATCGAAGAGGTGTACGATAACTTTAAGTTGTTTGATGGAAGTGGTGACCAATGATCATTGAGTATGCCAAAGTTCGTTCGACCGCACACGATCCAGACCGTGCTAACCCATCGGATGCTGGACTTGATGTGTTTTATAGTCCAGAGGAGCCAACTACGGTTGCTTTGCATCCCGGTGACAGCAAGATTCTTGAAACGGGATTGAAGTTCGGAGTGCCACATGGATACATGCTGGAAGTCAAAAATCGAAGCAGTGTGGCGGCAAAGAAATCGCTTCTTGTTGGTGCATGCGTGATTGATTCTGGCTATGACGGAGAGGTGTTCATCAATCTTCACAACGTGGGCAGCAGGCTTCAATGTATTTCACCGGGCGATAAGATCGCACAATTAGTGCTAACCCCAGTGGTTCACTTTCGTCCAACGCTAACAGAAGAGTCTGAACTATATGCACACCCAATGACAATCAGCAATAGGGGTGACGGAGCCCTCGGGAGTACAGATGGATGAGTCAACACAAAAAGTAATGTTTAGTTCTAAGACCGGAAACTGGGCAACACCACAGGATTTCTTTGATAAGTTAGACTGGCGTTTTGGTCCGTTTGACTTAGATCCTTGCGCAACTCCATTTAATACTAAGTGTGCCAACTTCTACACAGAAGCGGAAGACGGACTATCAAAGGACTGGACAGGGCACACAGTGTTTGTGAACCCTCCTTATGGTCGAGGTATCGATAGGTGGATCGAGAAAGGTCGTTTATCTGCTCGAAAAGAGAACACAAAGGTGGTAATGCTTATCCCAGCACGAACAGACACAAAGTATTGGCATGACCACGTTATGAAGGCATCAGAGATTCATTTTGTAAAGGGACGACTTAAGTTTGGAGATAGTAGCAACAGCGCACCATTCCCCTCGGCTGTTGTGGTTTTTGACGGAGGGGAAGAACTTTGGCGTGTAGAAACTATTAATCGATAAGGAGAATAACAATGACCGAAGAAATTTTAAATGCAGCCATCACAAGGCTTAAATCAAAGGCTCTTGAGCAATACGGACTTCTTAAGCAGGCATACCAGAGCCCTGCTGATGAAAACACGGTGGATACAATTTGTCGCCACGCTCTCGCTCTCGTTGAATACGAAGGCGCAATGCTGACGCTACAGCAGTATGCTCCTGCGCTCAAGCCACAACCGGCACCACCTGTACAACAAGCAGCGCCAGTCACTGAACAACCACAAGAGGCGCCACAAGAGGAGCAGGCACCAGAGCCAGAGCCCACACCGCTCCGCGGCGAAGAGCTAGAAAAGAGATCACCGACGTACAGAAAGAGCGTCAGAGGAAAGAAGAGTGAACCGAAAACTAAGAAGAAGTCTGAGTAAGCAGACAGGCAGCGACAGCGCAGAAAAGATGAGCCAACAAGTGGCTTTGTTCAGCAAACTACCAGAACAATGTAGTGCGTGTGCAGAGCCATTTGATAAGAAAAACAAAGAGATGGTTAATGAATGGAATGTTGTCGTGCGCCAAGAAGTAGTGAGGCTGTTTTGTCCTCACTGCATCGCCAAAGCAAAGGAGGCAATAGAAAATGAGCGTGGATAGACTGTCGGTAGACGCATTAAACAAGATATTAGCGGGACAAGTAAAGGAAGACTCAACGTGTATAGTTAAGTTTTACTCGAATAACTGTCACTTGTGTCACGCACTACAAGACTATTATGTTGATATTTCAAATGACGAGAAGTATTCTGATTTGCACTTCTTTGCATTCAACATTGACGACAACCAAATAATAGAAAAGAAGTTGAAGTTCAACGGAGTTCCAACAATATCAGTGATCAAGACTTTCGCATCAGATCACAAGCCAAGGGTTAGAGTACTTGATGACCCGCCTGAGCCACAAGAAAAGACGTGGTATACTTCCAAGTACATCAGAGACTTTATAGAGAGAGAAAGATAATGAATGAATACTTGTCGTATGATGACGTGCTTTTAAAGCCGCGTTACTCGGACATTCGCAGCAGGTCAGAGGTTTCGATCTCTACCGATCTAGGAAAGGCAGTTAGGCTTGACTTTCCTGTGATAGCATCTCCAATGGATACTGTTTCAGAAGCAGCAATGGCTTCCGCAATTGGAACCCACGGCGGAACAGCAGTTGTTCATCGGTATAACTCACCAGAGGTCGAAGCACGCTATGTGTCTATGGCGCGAGATCTGTCGTGGGCAAGAGATAAGCAACAAATTGTTGTTGGCGCTGCAATAGGAGTGACTGGCGACTTTATGGACAGAGCAGTGAAGGCACTGTCCGCAGGTGCTACATATCTTTGTGTGGATGTTGCTCACGGGCACCACATTATGATGAAAGAAGCACTGCAAAAGTTGAGGCAAGAGTTCGGTCAGGATCTTCACATTATGGCTGGGAACGTCGCAACTTTGGAAGGCATCAATGACTTGGCTGACTGGGGCGCTGACTCGGTGCGATGCAACATCGGAGGTGGGTCTATCTGCTCTACTCGTGTTCAGACTGGACACGGAGTGCCGGGACTGCATACGATCCTTGAATGCGCCAAAACAGACAGAGACGTGAAGATCATTGCTGATGGCGGTATCAGAAACTCTGGCGACATTGTAAAGGCATTCGCCGCAGGTGCTGACGCTGTGATGGTAGGCTCTTTGTTGTCTGGAACAGATGAAACCCCCGGAAAGGTGCTTGAAGAGTCAGACGGCACTCGCTGGAAAATGTATCGTGGTATGGCGTCGAAGGAAGCACAGATCGGCTGGCGTGGAGAATACTCATCAAACGAAGGTGTTAGCGCAAGAGTTCCTTATCGTGGATCTGTATCAAAGATCTTCGAGGACTTAAAGAACGGCATCAGGTCAGGACTATCTTACAGTGGTGCTCGCTCTATTTCCGAGTTTGCTGCGGTAGCAGAGTTTATGCGCCAAACAAACTCTGGCTTATCCGAGAGCGGAACTCACATCAGGAGCCGCTCGTGGTAGAAGACATCGGAGAAATAGAATACGGCAAACTTACAAAGAAAGTTGTATTCACAGAGACTGACCATCGCCACGCACAACTTATCATAAGGTTAAAGCACGACGATATAAAACAGTCAGACTTTCTGAGAGCAATGATAACTGGATACTTAAAACAAGATGAAAGAATATTAAGTTTTGTTGATGATCTAAAAACCCAGTCTGTTAAGAAGCGAACAAAGTCAAAGAAGTTGATACAAAAAGGAAAAGAAACAATGGAAGATGCTGGGTTTTCAGAAGACCAACTTGAAGACTTGTTTGACTTAATAGCAGAGGAGCATCCCGATCTATGAATAGCGATGGGTTAAAGGCGTGCTCGCGAGTGTGCTTGGAATTAAATGAAAGTTGTCCAAATGATGATTGCAGAATGTGGATAGACTACGAAGACGAAATGAACTGTTCACTGATATCTATCTATCAGAACGGACCAATGACTTTAAGGCAAGTTGGAGAGCGTTTGGGAATTTCATTTGCAAGAGTGAAGCAAATTGAAGAAAGCGCACTAATTAAGCTGAAACGCAGAACAGACTATGAGTAAAATTCATAGACTTTGCAAAATAACAAACTATTTATTATTGACTCATTTTCAAGGAGAATAGAAAAGATGGCTCAAAAACCCCTGTTAACCGAATCAGAGATCCGCAGCTTTATGAAACTGGCTGAGTTGCGTCCCATCGGTGATGAAAGAATTGCAGAAATGTATGGACAAATGCCCGGTGCTCGTGATGAAGAGGAAGGCGAGGAAGAAGAAGCCGGAATGGAACTCGATATGGGTGCCGAAGAAGAAGAGGCTCCTGAGATGGACGCCGAGATGGACATGGACATGGATATGGGCGACGAGCCTGCTATGGACATGGGAGCCGACTCAAAGATGGTTTCTATCGAAGACTTCATGAGCGCACTTGAGTCCGCATTAGAGGACATTACAGGTGAGCCAGTCTCTACCGAGATGGATGGAGAAGAAATGGACATGGGTGCCGAGGAAGAGGAAGAAGCCGAGCTTCCAGCACCAGAGATGGACATGGAG